TCACAGGGCGCTCAGGGCTGGAGACGCCTGGCACCTGAACTCGCACTGTGTCCTGCTGCCAACCGATGTCCGGATTGACGAATCGCACCACGATCTCATCGGCCAGCTTCTCGGTCACATAGTCAACCTTGAACGATCCAGCAACGATGTTGCTCATACCAAAAACGGCCGTCTCAGGCTGACCATCGGCATCCCAGATTACTGACAACTTACCGTTTGCCCAGGTAAACGTGGCGCGGCCACAACGGGCGATTGCCGCCAGCACATCGGCGCAGGACATATTGCGGTCCACCACCAAATTGCACGTCAGCCCCTTGGCCTCACACCACGTGTGCCATTCCTGTAACGCAACCACGTCGATGCGTGAGTCTGGGACAAGGGCGCCAAACAGACGATCACCATTAGCATCTATCTGACCACGCGCGAACCAGAGAAACCAGCTGGCCGGATTGCTCGTAGGCCCAAAATCCCAGCTCGTACCCGTCCAGTCACGGATCCATCCCTCAGCCACGGCGTTGAATTTTTGCAGCACTCCGCTCAGATTCGCGGACGCCCTGACCTTCAGGGCGACGCGTTTTTGCCCGGAATAATCAGTGTCATCAGGCTGATACGTGCGCAATGTCGTCCAAGTGAAGTCGTTGACTACGTTGTCATTCCGCTCGACTGCCCCGCCCTGCCAGTGCTTGACTCTGATCTCATACTGCCCGCGCGGGACATTCCATTTATATGTCTTTCTTACCGGCTTTCTTGTGCCGTTATCGATAAACGTGGAATCCTGCTTTGAATATTGATCCTGCGGCGGAGCTGGATCCCATGCTGATAATCCTATCAGCTCGCTAAAAGGTCGCCAGCGCCAAGTGATAGTAGTTTCAGGCCAGAATTCTCCAGCTGGTATTCTGGCATATACATCGCCATCTACATGTTCATTCGGATCCGTGCTGCCGTAATTAAACTGGGCCCAATCGCCATCTGAACGATACGTCCCAGCAGACCAGTAATGCGTGTATTGACTGTTCGGCACATAACCATTGACGGCCGGCAACCATACCGAATCCCCAACCTGCCTGTACTCGATCTGGAATGCCGCGCGGATCGTCACTAGACCAGAATCGCCTAGCGCAAACAGCGAGCCAACCAGATCGACACTCAATCTCACAGCACTAACTGATGACGTGCGCGTGACCCACACATCCGGCTCGAGTTTCGCGCCCACGTCCATCGAATCGACGTTGGACGGAAAATCCTTCACCGATCCATCATCGCCAGAAACAATGAATTCGGCATCCCCAAAATCGGACAGCAGAGTATCGCCGATGCGCAGCTCACTAAGGCGCATTTCCGTCAGGCCGAAATTGAATATCTGGTAGAGATACTGATCCTCGTCCTCATATTCGGTATAGGGTTGGGAGGAGAGATCAGGGAACACCCGGTGCCTGCCAATCAGTAATGGCATTGGCTCATGTGGCCGCACCCGGTTGCTGCCGCCACTCAGCGCATAGGTCGGGCTGGCCTTATCGGTCTGGCCAAGATTGGCCAGCTCCGGTTGGGGAACCGGTACCAGACTGTTGACCACAGCCATGCCACCCATCATGACTGCCGCCGATACCGCCGCGAATTGCCATGTCCCGGCAGTGAGACCAAAGGCGGCGCCTGGCACAAACATCGCCGCCGCGATCACCGCAATGGTCAGGATCGTACGTTTCGGATCAGATCCGCCACCACCATCCTGCACGATAGCGCGCAGATTAATGATCGACCCGTGCCGCGGCACCGTCATTGCCCACGCCTCGCGTGGCACCACCTCGCCGTCCAGCGTCAGGACCACAGGCTGATTGCCGAGCTGCACTCCGACGCGGTCGATATAAGTCGCGATGCTCTCGCCGGCCTCGAACGGCTCGACGATCACCCGCCGGTCGGCGGAGGCCAGGAATGGATGCGGGGAATAGACCAGCTGGGTGCCGGTGGTCTCGGTCTGATCTATCGCCACCGGTAATACCCCTCAGCAATCAGGTAGTAGCGCGGCAGGTCGCGCAACCGGTGCAGGCACACAGATCCACCGCCCGCCGCCGGACCGGCCTGCATGGCGTGCAGCACATAGGCCACGCCGCCGATCTCGCAATAGACGCCCACATGACTCAGCCGCCCGCGGCAGCGCATCAGCACGGCATCGCCCTCGGTTGGCCTATCCACCGGCACGGCGTAATCATCTGCCAAGGCATCGATCTGAGCCGAGCTTCCGAACGGCCCCTCACGTCGATCGCCAGGCAGTCGGATGTCCCGGCCAAATACCTCGCGCTGCACCCGCACCGCCAGCGCCGCGCAGTCGTTCTCGCCCGGCACATAGGGCTCGCCCACGTATTGTCGTGTCCAGTGATTGACTTTCGGGATCGTCATCAGAAGATCCCCGGTTGCGTCGCCGGCGTATACAGTTTGGCCACCGCCGGCCGGTCCAGCAAATTGTCGAAACCCAACTCACCGGACACCTCCATCACGTCCGCCGAGACATTGGTCAGGTCCATCGTCACCTCCCACTCCACCACGTCCGGCGCCGAGCGCAGCACCTGGATCATGCGCACCGTTGCCTCGCGGCCGCCGCCTGAGGACTCCAGCCAGGTCATCAGATCACGGCCCACGTTGTCGATGGCCAGCCGGGCCCGGGCCGCGCCCTGTTCCAGGTCGTCCGGCAGCACGGCGCGGAACGCCATCGCCGTGAACGTGTTGCCCTGGTGCACAAGATCCTGCGTATCATTTACCACCCGGATCGGTACGGCCAGATCCACGTGATCGATCTCCAGCAGGATCAGAATCGGATCCTGTCCGCTGGTGGCGTTTATCTCGGTCTTTGCGGCGGTGGAATAGCTGCGCGGCATGAATTACTCCCAGGTCTCGATGGTGAATGTGACGTCCCACAGCCGCAACGCCTTGTCGCGCGGCGTGCCACCCTGGAACGTCCCGGCGACGATGCGCGCCTGCTTGAGCACACCGTCCACCGGGTCCGTCCAGTCGAACCAGTCCGCGCCGTGGCTGATGCTGGTGCGGTACCAGGCCATGAAATTCTGGTAATCGGTCTTAGAGTCCAGGGCATACCTCACCGTCCGCTGGATCATCTGCCGGCTGGCGCGGCGGCGCTGCTTGGGCGGCCCCTTCTCCATCTGCGTGCGCACCACCACGGATTGCGGCTGCTCGGCAAGCGGGTCGCGGTACAGCTTTGCATAACTGGGAAAGGCGGCCATCAGACACTCCGCTGCAGATTGAAGGCCCGGCTGAGACCCTGTGTCATGGGCCCGCCGCGGCGCAGGTCATCGAGCACAACGGACACCACCATGCCGTCGGGCGATAGTGACACCTGCGCGTCCTCGGCCCGCACCTCATTCGAGCCGCGATTGATCACCTCCACGCGCACGTTGCCACCGCCCTGGCCCTGGTTGTAGCGATGCCGAGGATCATTGCGCGTAATCACCTCCTCGCCACGCTGCAGGATCGCCGGCACCTCGTCACCGGCGATGCCGCCAGAGTGATAGCGCGGCGCGCTAGCAAACACCGCCGTGGGCACCGTGCGGGTAGTCCCGGCCTCACCGGCGATGCCACCGGTGTGATTGACGCTGGCTGTCGTGGTGCCAAAGCCGGGCACACCCATTGCACTGAGCAGCGGCTTGGTGATGGCCTGATAAATAACAATGCGCGCCAGATCGTTGATGATGGCGTTGGCCAGATCGGCGAAATTCGCCTTGCCTGTGGTCACCATATCCGCCAGGGTATTGGTGAACTGGTCGCCCCAGCCGCGCGCGGCGGCCTCGAGACGGGCGAAATTGTCCGCGCCTGCCGTGCCGATATTATCGAGGCCGGCAATGGCGCGGGCCTCCTGGTCGTCCAGGTCCTCGAATTGCTGCTCGATCAAATCAAACGCTTTGTCCCACTCATCGCCCATATCAGCAACGGCGGCGCCAAAATCGTTGACCTTCGTCACCGGCAGATCGAATTCTGCGTTGAATCGGTCCATCTCGGCAAAGATGCGCTCGGCCTCACGGTCCAGACGCGCATCTTCCATCGCCGCACGCACACGGGCGAAATAGGCCGCCACTTTCTGCTCTACGCCATCATCGCCGCCATCATCGGGGAAAAGTGCGTCCGGGATCGACGGCAGATCCTCCGTCACCAGTATGCCCTGCTCGCGTAGCTCCTGGAGCCTCGCCTTGGCCTCGTCCTGGCCGCTGGTAAACCACTCGGCGAAGCCGATCTTTCCGCTACTATAGGCATCCCACCAGTCCGCGGTGGTCTTGGAGTCGGAAACAAATTTGGACAGCGCGCCAAGCAGCAGCACACCCTTTTTCCCGCCGAGCAGCGCACCGATGATGCCGACCTCCTGCGCCCAGGACGGCAGGCGCGTGTAGCCGTCCCAGATGTCGCCCGCCAGATCCTTGATGGCGCCGATAGGCACCTGCAGGGTATCCACCAGGCCCGCCGTGCCGGTCGCCACGGACTCCATCGTGTCGAACAACGCCTGCCCCCATTCCTCGGCGGTCTGCTGGCTGATATCCAGTTCGGTGGACAACTCGCGCAGCAACGGCCCGGCCGCGTAGGCCAGCGCCTCGCCCATGCGCTCCCTGGCGTCACCCCAGGCATTGGCAAATTGTTTGATCCCACCCGTCGAGGTCGCCGCCAGGGCACTGTTCATGCCGCCGACCTGCGCCTCGATCTCGGAGAGGATCAGCCGGAAATCCTTGGTCTCCTTTGCCGTATCCGAAAGGGTGATGCCCATGCGGGAAAGCTCGCCCGTCATGCCCATCGAGGCCTTGCCCAGCAGGTTGGCTGCGCTCACCGTGTCGCCGCCCATCTTGGCCGCCACGTCCGCCATGATGCGGGTGGTGCGCGGCAGCAGGTCGTCGGTGATCTGGGAATAGGTGGTAAGGAACGATTGCCCCTTGATGATAGCCTCGTCGCCGATGATGCCGTCGCGCTGGATCTCGGCGGCCAGTGACTGCAGCTGCTCGGACAGGCCAGCGGTCGTGCGGCCCATCGACTCGATGGAGGCCTCCAATGCCGCCACTGCCTGCTCCTGGGACTCGAATGCGGACACCAGATTCTGCGCGCCGCGCAGGCTGAGGTAGGCGGCGGCGGTCGTCATCAGGGTGCGGCCAAGGCCCTTGTAGACCGTGCCCAGGCGCTTGCCGGTATCGGCGGCCCGCTTGCCACTCTTCGCCAGGGCGTCCTGGCCTCTGGATGCTGAGCGCGAGGCCTTGTCTGTCTTCTTCGCTTCTCCGGCGAACCGCCGCAGCTCATCGCTACCTGCATCGATGACCTCGACCAGGCCCTTGCCGTCGCCGGTGAGTCTAACTGCCAGTGTCAGATCGTCAGCCATCATGCCCCGCTGCATCAAATTCGACCGCTGCATACTCCATTGTCTGGATATCCTGCAGCAGACTGTCGTCGGGCCAGCGGCCCAGGGAGTCCATCAGCACCCGCACGGCACCATAGTCGAGCCCCGCCAGGCGGCCGCTGGGTGTGTGCCGCCATTGGCTCTGCAGGCGCAGAAAGAGCCGTACTGTGTCGTGATTGCCCGGATAGACAATCATGGCCTCCGGAGACTGCGCATCGGCCCAGGCGGCCAGCACCTCTGGCGGCGCGCCAAAGGCCTGCAGGTCTGCCTCCACCTGCTCATCGCCGCCATGCCCGGCGCGGGTCTCGGTGACCCAGTGCCGGGCGGCGGCGGTCAGTTTCCCAGCCGCGCCCCGGTGTAGCCGGCCACATAGGCGCGGATGATGGCCGTGCGCAGGTAGGCCCGCTTGGTCATGGCGGTGCGCACACCGGACGAAAAGGGCAGCGGCTGCTTGTCCGCATCGCGCACGCCGCTCCAGCCCACCAGCACACGCTCGACGATCGCCGAGTCGCCCTCGCGCGCCAGCTCGTCATACTCGTCCTGATCGACAAGCAGAAACTCCGCCGTGAACTCGCTCTTACCGTGCTTGGGGTGGTTGACCTTGACCGTGGTATTGAACGTCAGGCCGCTTTCATCTGGCGCAAAATCGAACATACTATCTCCAGTTATTTGACCGTGATCTTGGTTTCGTCGTTGCCCACATTAGGGATCACATTGAGGCCCATCTGCAGGGTGGTGAAACTGTCCGTCTCACCATACTGCGGATTGACCAGCTGCACCTGCGGGTGATCGATCTGCACGATGTTACCGGCCGTCGTGCCCTGTACCACCTGCATGGCCGCCAGGGTCTCCGCCGTCACATCGGCGAAAAAGTCCTTGTCGATGATCGCCGGGGCCTCGATGGTCACCGAGCCGTCCGGCGTGCGGTCGACCACCTGCACGTCCTCCACGCCCACCAGGTCGCGGTGCACCACCTCGTTCTTATGGTCGTAGCTGAGCTGCGCCAGCTTGGCCGCGTAGCCGTGCAGGCTGAACGTGGTGTTGGCGTTGCCGACATGCACAGGCTTGACGAACGCGCCGAAGACCGGCGTCGGGAATACCGCGTCGCTAGGCGGCGCGAACAGGCCGATAAACGTGAAATGCAGATAGGGATAGCCCTTGGCGTTGAGCCGGTATCCCCAGCTGCCGCGTGCGCCCAGCAGCGGATGCTTGTTGCTGCCGACGTGGAAATACTGGGTCACCGACTCCTCGTTGGCGTCCACCGGGTCGTACTGCACGTCCACGCCGGCGGTGATGGTCTCGGCCATCGCGCAGCCACGCATCACCGGGCCCCAGGCCGGGGCGGTGCCGGCCGCGCCGGCGCCCGCCATCTCCACGTCGTACTCCACCTTGACCCGTTTGCCGACGATGGCCGCCACCTCGCCGCCCAGGCCCTTGCCGACCAGGTCACGGTTGATGGAGTCCACCTCCAGCGGGGTGATGGACAGATTGCTCACCTGGATGGCGTTGGCCGCACCCGTCGGCACGGCGTCGGTGCCATAGGTGGTCTCGATCTTCGCCAGGATGACTCGCTTGCGCCATTTGAGTGCCATGTGTCACCTCACTTCTTTTTCGGGCTGGTCTTGCGCGCAACGGGCGCAGGGTCTAGGGGTTTGCCGTCCTTGTCGCGCGCCCGGTTGCCCTCGGGGTGATCCCGGGTGCCCTCGATGCGCACGCGCTTGCCATCCTTCATCTCGTACCTGCCGCCACCGGTCATGATCGTTCCTCCTATATATAGTTACCGGGTCACTCAAGGTGTCGTGTATTCAGCCCCAGGCGCACGCCGTGACACAGCACGCCGGCAAACATGTAGGGCCCAGAGTCCTCCAGCTGGATGCCGGACTCGTTGTCCACCACCGTAGTGTCCACCGTGCCGCCCAGCTCCTCGTCGGCGTCGAACGCCGCGGTGATCGCATCCACCAGCTCGTCCATTGTCTGCTCTGTCTGGCTCTCGTCGGCCAAAGCAAGAAAGCCGCGGATCTGCCAGCGGGTGGTGACCACGTAACGCCCCAGAGTGGTGGAGCTGCGGCGCTGCCGTACCCGGCGCACGTGCCAGCCACGCAGCTGGCCCTGCCAGACGTAGAGCGCCTTCAGCGCGCTGGCCTTGCTGGCGTAGCGCTCGTAGACATGCACCCGCCCAATATCCGGGATGCCGCCCAGCACATTGGCGATGGCGGTGCGCACCGTGGTGCTCTGGCTCATGAGCCGCCACCCAGGCCCTGCACGATGCGCTCACGCGCCGCGCTATACATCAGCTCTACCTGTCCGCGCGTGGCGCCGAACGCGCGGTGGAACATGCCCACCGCCAGGGTGCCGCGTGCGGCGATCTTGCGCGCGATGCGCAGGGCCACGCCGTAGCTGTCCTTCTCCGGCACGTCCAGCTTGCGTTCCACCCAATCGCGCAGCGGCTCGATGGGTGGGAAGTGCGGCTTGGTGCCCAGCTCCACCGGCAGGGCATGGGCCACCGAGGTGCCTACCGCGCCGAGCACATTGTCAGCCATCACCCGTGGCTGCCGGGCCGCGATGCTGCCGCGCAGGCCACCGGCTCCGCCGACGCCTACGGGCGTCAGATCCTTGATCTCACGCTCCAGCAGCAGCTCCGCCTCCCAGGTGGCGCGGGTCAGCTCCTCGGCCGTCAGCGCCGGCGCGCGCGCCCACAGCTCGCTGATGCGCTCCGCACCCTCGACCTTCACACCCATCACGAATGCGCTCACCGGTAGCGCCCCGAGTGCAGCAGCCGGTCACGTCCCCGGCTGTCCTTGCCGTCCAGGTCCACCACCACCCCGGCGGCCACGTTGCGCTTTGGGTCCATGCCCAGGGCGTCGTAGTAGCGCTTGCGCAAGCCCCTTGCACGGCTCGCAAACTCGCGCGCCTTGCTGGCGTGGTCCACGCTGTCGGCCTGGATGGTGCTGTCGGAGTCGCCGCTGTAATACGAGGCCAGCGCCTCGCACAGCACCGCCGCGGCGTAGCTGGCGACGGCCTCGCGGTCGCCAGCCGGGATAGTATCGGTGGTGTCGTCGAGCACCCGGCGCACGGTATAGCTGGCGCGCACGGTGTCGCCAGCGTCGAGCGTTATGCGCAGCAGAATCTGCTCGGCCACCGGTGAGGCATAGATGGTCCAGTCGGCACCAGAGAGATAGGACGGCGGGAATTCGCCCACCGGGTACTCCAGTGACTGCAGGGCGCTGAAATCGGCCTGCCAGCCAGCCGGATAGTCAAGGTAGCGGCCGCCAGCGGAAACAATGTCCTCCACCCGGGTGTCCGGCCGGTCGTTGCTGTAACGCGAAACGGCCAGCGCGATCGCATCGTCACGGTCCGCAGGCTGGATCTGTCCCGCATCATCGCGGACCAGGTTATCGACGAGTGTCTGGTAATCGATCAGCACAGTTCACCTAACTGAAAGAAGTGATAAAAAACGGCGCTTGGTGGGCCGCGCGCCGTTCACTGCTGAGGCCCTGGGAGGGGATGGTGCTGGCGGCTCCACCGCCAGCACCGGGCCGTACCACCGCCAGATGGATCGTTACACCACCACGGCCTTGTAGGCGCCGCGGTAGTCGAGCACGTTGCCGCCATAGACATGGCGGATCTTGTACGTGATCTGGTCGTTGCTGAACAGCGAGCCACTGGTGGGACTGTCCTGCACGAACAGCTCCGGCTCCTCGTTGCCGTTGAGGAAACCGACCTCGATGATGGGGATGTCGGCCTTGTCCGCCGTTACCGCCCAGTCGTTGGCGTCGGTCCAGTACCACACCGGGTGCACCTGCATGTTCATCGACTCGATGAAATCAGTGTCGTTGTTGGTGGCGCGGCGGAACAGATCGAACGCACTCTCCTCGAGATCCGCCGGTACCCACAAATGCATGGGCGGAATGCCCAGACGCTCGTTGCTGCCGGCCTCGGTCTGCTTGAGCATGGCCAGGCGGGCGGCTGCCAGGCTGGTGGCGTCCAGGGCCGCCGTGCCGAGATTGTTGTGGCCGGCGGCGAACCATGCCACGCCGTCGTAGATCAGCGGATTGTTGGCGATGAAATCCAGGACGAACTTGCCAAGCCCGATACGCGCCGCGCGGGACAGCTTGCGCGGGATGCGCTGGATGGCGCCCGCGTCGTTATTGGCGATCATCTCCAGGGAGACGGTCTCCGTGCCTCCACGCTTGCTGATCGCGTAGGTCGCCTTCTCGTCGCTGGGCGAGGCCAGGGCGGTGTAAGGGCCATTCTCGGCCACCGCCGGCAGTGCGCCGTAGCCGCCGAAGCGCGTGCGCTCCTGGGTGCGGAAATCATCCACAGACACCACATCGGCCAGGTGGCGCCAGACGTCGTACACCGTGGGGGTGTTGTAATCGCGCAGCATCGCCCGGGTGATGGAATCGCCCAGCACGTTGCTCCACGACGTGGAATCCAGCGCCTCGCGGAACCCGGTCTCGCCCAGCGCCTCGCGCAGGCGCACCGGGTCACAGTTGCGCAGGTCGCCGGTCACGTGGCGGTCGCCGGTGATCTCGATGTAACACTCGCGGAAGGATCGCGTAGTGCGGTGATTTTTGTGCTCGGGGTCGAAGAAGGCATCGAGCATGTCGGCGATCTTGTCCGCGCGGCTTTCGCCGCTGTTCTCGATGCGCGACACGTCGCCGAGGCCGGATACATGGCCGGCCTCGGCGAAGCTGGCCAGGTAGTCGCGCTCGGCCTCGATGGCCTCATCCACCTGCGCCTCCGTGAAGCGGTCCATCCCGTCGAACTGGCGGCGCAGCTTGTCCTTGGCCTTGGACGGCAGGGTACTCTCGGCGATGCGCACGCGCATCTCGGCGCGGGCCTCCACCATGCGGATGCGTTCATCCACCTGGTCCAGGCTCACCACGGTATCGGCCGTTGCAGCGGCGGCACCATTGCCGCCGCTGACTCCAGCTCGCTCGTCGTCGTGGGTATCCTGTGCCAGCGCCTCGCGGTAGGCCGTCTCCAGCGCCTCGTCATCATTGATGTCCAGCCCGTCAGGCAGGGCTCCCTTGTTGGCCATCTTGACGGCCTCGATCATGCGTTCGCGCAGTGCCATGTCTGCTGACTCCTCCGGATTGATTGCTTCTATGATATTGATGATTTGCCCGCCAGCGCCGGGCTCGATGATGAGATCAACACTGTTGACTCGGGTGATTTTCTGCGCCATGCGCTTGCCGCCCTTGGCCTTGGCGCGGCCCGCGGCGTCGATGGAAAAACCGAACAGGTCCGCCATCCCGCGCCGATAGGCCTCCAGCATCTTCGCCGGCACCTCGCCGCTGCTGGCCAGCAGCTCCAGGTCGGCCTGGATCTCGCCGCTGTCCTTGCCCTGGCCCTCGACGAACACGGGTGCGGAGATGCGGCCAATGAGCTGGCCGAACGACTTGCCTTTGCCCTTGAGGTGCTCCTCGTCGCTCTTGACGAATACACGCGCGCCTTCGAACAGTGGCACGGCCTCGCGCAGAACGGCGTCCGGGTAATAGTTGCGGTTGCCGGAGAGTCCGGCCTGGATCACCTTCACGCGCCAGCGCAGGCCCTGCTCGTCCTTCGCCTCGATGAACACGCCCTGGGCGCCCAGGCCATCGAGGCCGGCTGCCTCGCGCATGGCGACGGGAAGGAACTCGCGGGTCACCTCGACAGGCACGCCCAGGCTGACCTGGTTGTTGTCGTCGATACTGTAGGGATAGGCGACAAAACGCCCGTCAGTGCTGACGACGACACGGTCTGAGAAGATGGCCTCGACGGGCACGTAGGGATCTGGCTGGCCAGGCTGTAGCGTCGCCGCCAGGGTGCGGCGCACCAGGTTCATGACGTCGCGGAACTCGCCGGCTGCCGCTTCGCGCAGCGCGACCTCGCCGACAATGCCTTTTTTCGGTATAGGTTTGATCTTCACGGCGCTAGTTCTTTTCGCCGCGGAATTTGTGGCCGTCCTTGGTGACCACCACGACGTGGTCGCCATAGTCACGGTAGGCGAAGACGTCGCTTGGCTTGACCGGCACCTGTCGGGTCTTGCCGGTCGGCTGGCCGGTTTCCTTGTCCAGCACCGGCACCTCGCGGACAACGAGTTTTGCCGCCTCGGCGGCGGTCATTTCCTTTTTCGTCTGGTCGTTCTTCTGCTCTGCCACGGTGGCCTCCGCTTTGGATGATTGGTCCGAAATCAAGAAATCTGAGACCAACTTAACCAGCGCGAGGCGGGGCGGATATTAAACTACTTTAGTAATTCAGCGGGGATATTACTGATGGCGGGAACCAACAGAGAAAGCAAAAAAAATACTATAACAGCGATTGGGAAGCCGCCAATTCCTTTTTCATCCTGCTCTGCAGCTCCAGATCGCTGAACGGCTTTTTCCCCGGATTGGCCATGTCCCAGCTCTCCATATAGGGCAGGGACTCGCAGCCGCAATTGATGGTCTCGGCCGGCGGCGCCTTGGGGTCGCGGGGATACATCAGCTCCACCGGCCCTGTCTTTGCATAGAGCGTGAACGGCTTGCCGATCTCGCGGATCTGGCCATCGGCGGCATCGTGATGGAAGCGGGAATGCACCTTGCCGGAGCGCCGCCACTGTTTTTTCAGGCCGGGCAGATACTCGCTGGCCTGCACCTGGCGCGCATGGCTGGCGGTGGAGTAGGCCCGGCCAAGCTCGGTGCGGATGATGGTAATAGCCCTGGAGCGCCCGCCCTTTTCGATCATGCCGGCGATATTGGCGATGGCCTTGCCCTGGTCCTGCGCGCCGATGGCCACCAGGCCCAGCTCGGTGTTGATCCGGTCAGCCAGCTTCACGCCCACGTCGCGCATGCGGTCCGTCATAAAGGTGCGCATGGCCTGCAGCTGCGCCGTGTCCACCTCCGGGAGCAGGGCGGCGATGTCGATACCGCTGGCGGCCAGGGGCCTGTCCACCAGGTCCAGGCCCGCCTGCCAGGCCTCGCCGGCGCGCGCGGAGAGCCGCGCCGCCGCCTGGTTTCCCATCTCGGCCAGCGCCTGGCGAATGGACTGCTGTAATTGCGGCAGGTACCAGGCCTCGAACTCCGTCGGCGCGCCGGCCAGCGTGGCCTTGATTTTCTGCTCGGCCTCCTTCAGCAGCCGTGTCACCTCCGCCGCCGTCTCGCGCTGGATGCGCGTGCGCCGCCGCATCTGCAGGGTACGCTCCTTGCGGAACCGTTTGTTGCGCTGCCTGTCCTTCATGCGTTTTCGAAATCGGCAAACTTGTTGCAGTTAGCGCATAGCAGGCCATCGGCGCACACATAGAATAGCTGGCAGCCACAGCCGCACTCCCAGACTATGTCGTGCTCCTCCTGATGATTTTCGGCCACGGGGAAATCGATCACATCGGCCACGTCGGCTATGCTCCATCGCCTGCTGTCGGATCCTGGAACACGTCGGCCTCGGCCGCCTTCGCCACCTCGTCCAGCGCCGCGGCCAGTTCCTCCGCCACGTCGAACTCCACCCCCAGTTGTGCGGTGATCTTCTCGATCACCTGCAGGCCGCGCTGCTGCGTCATCAGTCCGCGGTCGATGGCCTGGGCCACGGCCATCGTCACCTGGCCGAGGGCGGCGGCGTACTTGGTGGTGTCGCGGCTCACCATTTCCGGGAACTGGGCGCTGATCTGATAGACGGGATCATTGAGATCAGGCTCACCACTGCCGTTGGCCAGCTCCCACTGGCGGATCACGTACTGGCCCAGGCTCACCAGGATATAGCCGAGATAGGTCTGCCGCATCGAAAACACCTTGAACGTCGGGTCGCCCATCTCCGCCGCCGCCGCGCGGTTGACGTCGCCGCCGCCGCCGTACCAATGCTCCGGCAGCGTGGCGCCGCCCATGATGTGATTGCGAAAGAGGCGTGCATTCTCGCTGCTGTCCTGTGATTTCAGGTCCGGCGTCACCGCCGTCCATTCCTCGGCGTCGTTGTGCACACGTACACTGCCGGGCTTCGGCGTGGCGATCTTGCGCGCCCGCTCATCGATCTCCTCAGGCGTGGCGCCGGTGAGCTTCACGTCCCAGAGGAACGCGCGCATAAAGTCGGCGCGGTCCAGCTCGCCGAATAAGAATTTGTCATAGGAATCCAGCCAGTCGATCTGTGATAACAGATCAGAGCGACCGCGGCGGCCGTTGCTCAGATCGTTGACGCAGAAATAGAAGGCGTCGCCGTCGGCAAACGTCTCGCGGATCGCCTGGGTGCGCTGGGTGAACAGATCGTCCTCGGCACCGTTGACGATTACCCGGTAGCGCCGCGCGACGCCCTTGGCATTCTTTGCCGTGACGATGCCGATGGGCTGCTCGCCGTTGTCCGGGTCGGTGACCACCGTCTCTATCAGGGCAGGGTCGAGATAACCCAGGCGCACATGACCACTTACCGGATTGACGAATGCCGGCCAGCACTGCTCGCCGAACAGCGACAGCTCTCTGGCTTTTTTCACCAGCTTCAGGTCCATCGCATTGATGGGATCGTTCCAGAATCTGTCGATTACCTCCTGCACGTTCTCGTCATCCGCCATCAGGCGCACGCCCTCGGCCAGCATATAGGCCAGGGGCAGCTCCACGATGCGGTTGGCCAGCAGGTTTGACTCCCACAGATAGAGCGCCAGCTCCTGCATGCGGGTCTGAGTGAGCGGGGCGAGATCGCGGTTGCTATTGCCCGTCAGCTTGCGCCACTGATCCTCGTCGTCATCGATGGTGGTGCCATAGGCCTCGCGCAACGGCACGACCTTGGCATCGAATTTCCGCTGGGCCTCGATGGCCTCGCGCAACACGGCGTCGCCCAGGGCCTCCGCAATGCGATATCTCACGTTATCGGCTGCTGCCGCCATATTTCACCTGTCCGTCAAAATCAAACCGTGGCTGAGCCACTTTATAAAGCCTTTATAAAGCCCAAATGCCGTTATGTCCGCATACACCCAGCGCCGCGCCAGTCTGAGCGCCGCACAGCGCCTCTCAGGCGGCCGGCAGTAATCGTGCGCAATTACGCCAGTTCGCGGCGCACGGTATATTCGTCCAACTGCCGGCTGCTGATCTTGTTGCCGGTGGCGTCAGTCACACGGTAACCAAACCGCATCCTCCCCGCATAGAGTTCACCGGCGGCAAACTGGTACTCGGCCACGCCGTTGGTTGCGGCGCCGACGATCGTCATATTGCGCTCCACCAGTATCCCGGCCTGGTCCTTCCAGCGGAGAGTCACGGTCGCGCCGGTGAGGTCGATGATCGCGCCATCGGCATTCCGGCACGTGATGCGCAGCACGCTACCGGTATCGCCGGCAACGAAGTCGTATCCGTCAGCCATTGGCCAGCTCGTTGCTCACAGGCACCGCCTTGCGCACCGTGCCCGTGTTGCCGCAGGCCGGGCAGCGGTACTCGTAGACCTCGCCGTCGTCGGGGATGGCGGCGATCTGCTCGCTGAGGTCGTGGCCGCAGCCGCGGCGGCCGAGGACGTGGTCGTCCGGCAGGCCGTCGAGTTCGGCCAGCTCGCGGTCCAGCTCGGCCAGCCTGGTCTCGTGCGGATGGCGCAGGTCCTCGCGCAGGTCCTGCATCCGTGCGCGGGTGGCCTGCTGCTGTCCGGTGATAATCTGCACGCGCTCGCCGACGGTCTCGACGGTGCCCTGGCAGGTGTAGGTGTTGGTGGTCATTGTGTCTATCTCCTGTTATGTGGCTGAATGCAGCGCCAACCGTATCAATTCATCCATGAACTTCGGCGGAGTAGCATTCGCCTCGTGTTTACTCAAAGTCGGCTTATTCCTTTCTTTGCCTCGCTGATCCTGAAAACCTACTTGGTGCGTTCCGTTCGGTCTGCTCCAGTCCAATTCTGGCGGCTCAGAGTTCCCGCGGTAATACAGCCACGTTCGTTTCCGTGCCCTATGCCCGTATGCTGATTGCCAGACCTCACACACCCATCCCACACCTGACCTGCCCCAGACGTTTTTTGGTGGGCGCTCCAGGTTGTAAACAGGCCAAGCCATTGAGAATGCCGGGTGTTCTACCACTCCTCCCCAGCAGTTCACCGCCGCCAGTGCTGCCGCAAAACAACCACCGTCATTAAGCGGTCTGTTGTGTTCTCCGCCCCACCTTGCGTAGTTTGCAACCCCAAGGTTGCCGTACCTTTGGCATGGCGGGTGAGCGACAACAGGGTATGGGCCGTTGTATAACCTGGCATCCCTATCTTCTGGCCATAAATCAACAATCTCCAATTCCGAGTAGCATCCATCATGCTGCACAAACAACGCCGCCACATAACTAGGCGCTAAACTCGGACATTCATTTCGCTGCGCTTCATTCATGCCGGTTAGCTCTCACGTTATGCACTGCTGCCGCTGATCTCGACGCTGAAGGTGTCCCACACCGCCACGGCGCCGGCGCCGCGGGTGAACTCGGCCCAGATACCGATGGCCTCGCCGGCCGCCAGGGTGCCGCCGGGGACGTTCTGCGCGATGCCATCGTCGACGAACGTAACGCTGGCCGGCACGGTCTTGCGGTCGGCCACGCTGGCGGTGTCGTCCTTGGCCGGCGCGGCGCCGATGCGGATGGAGGCCGAGGGATCGGCGGTGAGTTTGATCGCCGCGCTGTTGAGGGTGTCGATGGCGTGTTCGTTTTTGACGAACAATTTCTCGAATCGAACTGTCTGCGCCGCCTCCGAGCTGGCATCAAAAAACATCCGCCGCACGCTGGTCTTGCCCGGCGCGATAGTGGCCACGGTGGCGCCGCCGCCGGCCAGGCGGATTGTAATGGTGCCGGCGGGCGCGGCCGCCAGCGCCGCCTTGAGAAAATTTTTCAGCGTGGTGGTGAATGGCACCACGGTGGTGCCGTTGAGCGCCAGGGTCTCGCTGGCGATGGCGCTGCCGGGGTCGCGGCCTGTGATGGTCAGCGACATGGTGTCTGCGGCGTTGTCGCTGACCGCCTCCAGGGTGCCGTTGGCCGGCAGGTCGGTGAACTCGATCAGGCCGAGGGCGTTGATGGCGCCACCGCTGGCGGACACGTCGTCCTCCGGCATGTTGGCGGACTGGTAGGTTTTGAGGTCGCTGGCAAGCATGTCTGTGTCTCCTAGTGGAATGTGATGTCGGTGGCAACGACGGCGCCGAATTCGGCGTCTGCATCGACGCGCAGGGCGAACCAGGCGGTGCCCTCCTGGACGTTGAGGATGACGTTGACCGTCGAACCCTGCAGGGCCTCGATGGACACGTCCGCCGCCTGCGCGATGATGCGCAGGGCCTCGACGGGCAGCGTGGCCGTACCGGCCAGGGCGTGCAGGGACTCCAGTCCGGCGGTGGCGTCCGTGGTAATCGTGGCCAGCGCCTCGATGTGGCCGTCCGCGGTGCGGGCGACGTAGGCCAGGGACTCGATGTCGATGTCGATGCCGGCGGTGACGGCCTGCAGCGCCTCGGCGCTGATGGCGTGCTCGGCGCTAACTGCATATAGTGACTCCACGGCGATGGCCGGCGCGCGCGTGACGGCGCCCTGTGCCTCGATCGGGATCACTGCGGTGGCGACGATGGCCGCCGCGCCCAGGGCTTCGATGGACGCCTGCGCGGTGCGGCGGACATCGGCCAGGGCCTCGATGCCGGGCAGCACAGTTAGGTCGATGCCGGCCAGGGCCTCGGCCGCCGGCGCGGCCGTCTGCGCGTGCCGCATCAGCGCCTCGAATTGCTGTGCCGATATGCGATCGATGCCGGCCAGCGACTCATAGGCGGCCAGCGCCTGCGCGTCGATGCCGGCCAGGGCCTCGATGGGCAGATCGCGCGTGGCGGTGATGGCGGTGTAGCCCAGGGCCTCGATGGCCGGCGTAGCCGTCTGCTGGATGCCGGTCAGCGCCTCCACCGGTGCGGTGGACGACTGTGCCAGTTCGCGCAGGGCCTCGATGTGGTTGGTGACTGACTGAGCCGTTTCCCGCAGGGCCTCGATGGCGGGCGTGGCGGAGCGTATGACGATGCTGAGCGCCTCGACGCCGGGGGTGACGGTGGCGCTGATCGTCGTGCTGCCACCCGGAGGCCCATACGGCCCGCCGAGCGGATAGCGCCCGAGCTCTGCGCCGCCGAGCATTACACGGCCTCCAGCTGAGCCACTGCGGCGTCTGATATCTGCGCGCAGTCCTGCCAGGCAGTCGATGCCCTGATCTGCTCGATAGCAGGCCGTGCGATATCCTCGATGGCGACCAT